ATTTTTTGTTATTGACATTGATCCGCGCTCAGGTGGACCAGACTCATTTGAAAAGTTTGAAGCTTTAGTCGAAGGATTCCTGCCTCCAACAGTTGAGGCAATCACAGGCGAGTACACAATCGCAGGTGGAAAAGTTATGCGAGGACGTCACCTATTTTATAAGTGTGAAGAGTCAGAGCAGCTAGTTGGAAATCTTAAGAAGGCAAACCTTCCGGGCGTTGATATTAAACACAACGGATATGTTCTCATTACTCCGTCACGACACTTCTCTGGAGTTTGTTACGAGTGGGCACCAGGTCATGCGCCGTGGGAAATTGAAATGGCAACCGCACCTGAAGAGCTATTACAGTCTTTGCGTAAAAAGAATAGTCGACGCGGCGGCACAAATCTTGGCGAAGGCGACTGGAGTTTCTTAGAAGACCTAGACTTTGCTGGCGAGCGTATCGACGTCGAGCGTTTGCTCGAAGAAGGAATTGAAGAAGGCTCGCGCGCGGTTGATATCTACTCGATGACGTGCGCACTTGCTAATAAGTTCCCGGTTAACACCGAGGCTGGTAAGCTTGCAGTCGAAACTATGATGATTCGCTTTAACGCAGAAAAAGTACGTCCGCCGCTTGAGCTTGAGGGCCAAGGCGGACTGCTTATGCACGTACGTAGAGCTATACAGTTTGTTATTGACAATCCAAAAACAGACCGCATGTGGCCAGGATTGCAAGAGTGGGCTAACAAGTCTCAAGATGAAACACGTTCTAAGCCACTAAAGCAACAAGAAATTAGAACAACAGAGAATTATTCACCGCAGGATACATACAACATGCCTGGAACTATCGGCGGATCAATTACGCAGTCTATCTCAGACGGTGATTCAATTTCTGAGGCATCAAGTCTTTTAAAGATGGACGTGCCTAAGGACGTTGACGCGGTTAACGAGAACGACGGTGGAGAACCTGGTAAGCGCACGCTAACAGATACAGGAAACGGTCGTCGTCTTGTAGATGCGTTTGGTCCTGCAATTCGATACACGCCTGGACTTGGTTGGTTTCACTGGGACGGCGGATACTGGAAACCAGACGTTGAGAATCTTGAACTACAGGAGTTAACAAAGAAGCTTGCACCGGTTATTGCATCTGAGGTAGTTAACTACGAGGATGCAGATAAGCAAGCAGAGTTAATGAAGTGGGCACTACAGGCTAAGTCAAACTCGCGCATCGCAGGCTGCATTGAAAACGCAACATCTGATCCTCGTGTACAGGTTGAGGTTAACGCCTGGGATTCAGATGAAACACTGCTTGGTGTTGCCAACGGAGTTATTGATCTTCGCACAGGCGATCTTCTTAAAGGTCGCCCAGATTTATTTATTACTCGCCGCGCACCTGTTGCATACACACCAGGAATGCGAAATGTTAAGTGGGAACAGTTCTTAGACTTTGCAACATCAGGCGATAAAGAGCTACAGGATTGGCTACAACGCGCAGCTGGTTACTCGTTAACTGGTCTACGAACATACGACGTTATGTTTTTAATTTACGGACCTGCTGGTTCAGGTAAGAACACATTAGTTGAAGCTTTAGTAAAGTGCATGGGCACGCAGCAATACGCCTGGCCTTTAGACTCTTCTATTCTTGCGCAAGGTGACGGTCAAGCAAACGGATCAGACCTTTATCACTGGGCTGAGTTACGTGGACGCAGACTAGTATGGGTTGATGAGTTACCAGAGTCTGAAAGACTTAAGGAAAACTCAGTTAAGAAGTTAACAGGCTCAAGTGAAATTTCTGCGCGTTCGCCTGGTGAAAAACCATTTACATTTTCTTCTCGCGCAAAGCTTTGGGTAACAACTAATCACCGTCCTATCATTAACGACGATGCGATGTGGCGTCGTATTCGCCCCGTGCCTCTAACAAACGTTCCTGAAAATCCAGACCCAGACCTAAAGCACTACATCTTTGATCCTGAAGGAGCCCTTCCAGCGGTTCTATCCTGGGCAGTTGAGGGCGCGATTAAACTGCTTGGATCTTCCGCACGTGATGCGTTAGGTACATGTAAGGTTGTAACCGAGGCGTCTGAAATCTACAGAAAGAACGAAGACCGTATCGGTATTTTCTTAAACGAAGAGACAAAGGAGTCTGAAGGAACGGTAGTTCCTGTTAAGGCTTTGTACTCTGTCTATCGCGCCTGGTCCGAAGAGCGCGGTGAAAGACCAATGACACAGATCGCATTCCAGCGTAAAATATCAGATCGTGGAATGACTGTAGTTGGTCTTGGTTCAAAAGCTGAGATTCAAGGTCGTGTACTTGTTCCACGCGCTGTACAAACTGGCGAGGTCGATTGGGGTCTTGCTTCTCGCTACTCTCGCGGTTAGGAACTATAATGCGCAAGCATAACACAACAAAAGGCGTAATGCCTATCGTACTTTTTATTATTGTAGCAAGTTCAACAGGAGCGTTTGCAGCGGATAAGCCAACAACGTTTGCGACAGTAGACGCTGGAATTAAAGCGCTAAAGGTTGCGCCTGACGTTCGTGAAGGATACGCGCGCTCGCAATTTAAGCACTGGTCAGATCTTGATAAGAACGGTTGCAACACACGCAACGACGTGATTATTCAGGAGGCTCTTGTTAAGCCTAAGGTTGACAAAGGTTGCAAGATCGTAAAGGATACAGGCAAGTGGTACTCCGCGTATGACGGATTAACAGTTACAAATTTTTCTGGACTAGACGTTGACCACATGGTTCCTCTAGCCGAGGCTTGGGATTCAGGCGCTAAGGCGTGGGATAAGAATAAGCGCGAGGTATACGCAAATGACATGGGAGACGTTAACGCGTTGATTGCTGTCACCGCAGCGACTAATCGTTCGAAGTCAGATCAGGATCCAGCCGACTGGCTTCCTGCAAAGGACGTTTGCACATACATTAAGAATTGGGTTCACGTAAAACTACGTTGGTCACTTACAGTTGACGACAGAGAGCTCAAGGCAATTAAGGATGCAAACGCAAAATGCCCTAAGGCAAAAATTACAGTAGTAATCGTTAAATAAGAAACTAGCAGAGAGGGAAAACTATGTGCGCAACATGCGGATGTAAGAAGTCAAAGCCAAAGCCGTCAAAGCCTAAGGGAGGCAGATAAACATGGCAGAGCAAAACGGTATCGGTATTGTTTATCATCGCTCAGATTGTCCCATCGGCGAAGTAAGATCCTACGGTTGGGGTGGTGAATGGCCTGGTTCAGACTGCGGCACTCAAGGACTTACCGCTAAAGCAATACAGTACATTCACGACCATCCTGAAAAGAATCATAGGTTTGAAGACATTGTTGCTATGGAGTTTGAAGAAGAGTTTGTGCCAGCAATCATTGATCTTGGAAACACTATAGGGTCTGGAGTCCAAGAAGGCTATGAAGTAGTAAAAGATGGTGTAGTAGAAGCGTATGAGTGGGCGGATAAAAACGCTTGTAATATAGCAGTGACTGCCGCGATCTCTGCGGGAGTTGTTGCATTATTTACACCGGCGCAGCCTGAAGGCGCAGCTGCATCAAGCACTTTATCACTTATGGCACAGCCAATTCTTTACACCGCAGACGCGGCAGCAAAAGTGTTGGTGGTAACCGAAATGAGTAAACTTATAACAGATGGCTTTTTAGCAATACCATATGTTAGCGAAAGCATTGATCACACATTGCTAAACAATATAATCTCAAATTGTTTGGCTAAAAGTTTAGATTCGGCAGCATTATGGGCAACACCGGCAGGTGTTGGTATTGCAATCGGAGCAGCGTTTGCACCTGTTATTGCAGATCTAATTTGTACAAAAACCTGCCCTGAAGGATTCACGAAAGCATTTGGAGGATAAAAAATGGCAGCAGCCCAAGGAACAGCCGCGCGACTTATTGAAGTTGCGCTTGCTGAGGTAGGAACCGTTGAGGGTCCTAAGGATAACGAAACAAAGTACGGCGCGTTCACAAAGGCAAACTTCTTGCCATGGTGTGGATCATACGTAATGTGGTGCGCAAACCAAGCTGGAGTTAAGGTGCCTAACACCGTTTCAACAGTTGCAGGCGCAGATGCTTTTAAGAAGCAAAAGCGTTGGTATGACAACGACGGAGTCAACACTCCACAACCTGGCGACATCGTTTACTTTGACTTCCCAGGCGATGGCGTTAACCGCATCTCGCACGTAGGAATCGTCGTAAAGGATAACAAGGACGGCACAATGATTTGCCTAGAGGGAAACACCTCAGGCAACGCTAAGGGTGACCAGCGCAACGGCGGGGAAACCTGCAAGAAGGAGCGCGCGTACCTAAAGAACAACAAGAAGAAACTTGTTGTTGGAGTTGTCGGTTGGGGCCGTCCTGACTACGCTGGATCAGCGGCAGCGCCTGTTGCTCCTAAGGTAGTAAAGGAAAAGGATACAACAGGTAAGGTTTATCCTGGAGAGACAATTGATCCCGGCGAGTCTGGTATTCACGTTAAGACTGTTCAGGCAGCACTTGAGATTAAGCCAGCCGACGGTCAATTCGGTCCAGTCACAAAGAAGGCTGTCATGGCCCACCAGAAGGCTAAGAAGCTACCTGTAACTGGCATCGTTGATGCAAAAACTTGGAAATCTATTACAGGATTGCCTGTTAAGTAGACCTTTTAGGTATATAGTAATACTAGTTTTTGGTGTCCCGGGAGAGAACGCCTAAAACGTAAAGAGCCGGATAGCGCGAGTAATCGCGCGTCCGGCTCTATCTTTTTAAGACTATTGAACTTCTACCCATGAAACTGCGTTTTCGTCCCAGGCGTATATTTTATTGTCTGATGGATAAGCAACTGGAGGCTCATACTGGGCTGTTGCTGTATTTAAGACCCAGGAAGGGAAAGGTGATGGACTGTAACATTCAAGTGTATTACGCGCTTCAACTTCGGAATCAAACCAGTACCAACCTTCGACAGGATACGTATATGTATCCTTTTGATCTAGCCATAGTTCAAAGCGTTCATTAAGAACTCTGTCTGCAGACCAGACTAAAAAGCCGTTGTCGTTTTTGTAAAATCCTTGCACCTGTTGCTCCTTTAACTAAACGCTCGTACTGCTCGAACCCTGCTGCTTAAAGATTTCGCCCGTGATTGCAAAGAATCGGTAAAAAAGAATGACCATCCTCCGCTTTGAGCGGATTCAGACGAAGACCAGTAGTAATCCGTTGCAAAGCCTCCAACAACACCTCTTCTTGCGTGAAGTTGAGATAGCTCGTCTCTAGAAGGCAAAGACCAACTAGCTCCTCCTTGAGCAACTGCGCGAGCCCTAGTCGCTGCTGTATTTTGACCAGAATCATTGGCATTTCTTTGAGATATCATGTTGGAAGTATTTGATGCTCCAGTGCCAATTCCAGTTGAAGTACCAGAACCAAAAAATATTATAGATTGGTTTGTACTGTTAGAGCCAGACCAAGGCGCAGAAGATGTGTCCGACGACGCTGCCTCTAAGTAGCGACCCCAAGATAAAGTTGAACCAGCATCATAGAATACAATTCCACCAGCGGGCCCAGCTTCTCCTATTGCGTATACCTTAGTAGGCGAAACAGAACTAGATGCACTGGATGAAGAAGAAGTTCCTGCGGCAGACGTTGCTGTAACTGTAAATGTGTATGCTGTGCCGTTGCTCAATCCGCTAACAGTAATAGGACTAGATGAACCCGTACCTGTTGCGCCACCTGGCGAGGCTGTTACTGTGTATGAAGTAATTGGTAGCTTAGAAAATGAAGGTGCGCTAAACGCTACAGAAACTGCGCCACCTGTTGTTAAATCACTGGCAGAATCGATGTTAGGCGCAGAAGGAGAGCCTTTAGTCGCACTAGATGATGAAGTTAAAATAGGCATAAAGCATATTCTATCTTACTTTGGTTCTTCTGATTGTTGATCTAGCACGTACTTAATACTAGAGGCAGACCATTTCCCGCCGTAAGCAGTAGGGATACCTTCAGCTTGCAGCGTGTTTGCAATAGCACGCAAAGAAAGACCTTTTTCTCGCTCTTCAACAATACGGTTGCGGATCTCGTCGGAGATCAACTGCTTAGGTCCTAGGTCTACTCCCCACACCTGCCCGCTATCTCGTCTATGTTTGTGCACATCCTTCTGGCGCTCCGCGATGATGCCTCGTTCCATCTCCGCAAGAGCGGACATGATGGTTGTAACGAACCTGCCTTGGTACGTGCTGGTGTCTAGGTTTAAGTCGAGAAGGACTAGACGCCAGTTATTCTTAGCCGCACGGTCTACTATTGATAGGAAGTCGGTGGTAGATCTTGCCAACCTGTCAATACGGGTAACAATTAAAGCCTGCGCAGTTCCGTTATCGAGTCTAGTTAGTGCGTCACGAAGCACGGGTCTGCCTGTAATTGACTTACCGCTACGACCTTCTTCAAGCAAGACTTCAACGCTTGAGAAGCCTGCAAACTCTGCCGCATTGCGTAAAGTCTTCTCTTGAGCTTCCATACTCATGCCGTCGTTAACCTGCATCTGTGTGCTGACTCGAGCATACAAAAGGGCGTGTTCTACCTGCTTTTCAGGTTGTACATTCTTAGTCAAAAACAGTACCTTCTATCGCTAATGTACAATATTTCAATACCTACAACTATACAAAGACATTGTACATCCTTAAGGTCAAGGATGTACGGATTTTAACAGGGTTTAAGCGGTTTGGCAAGGCTTAAAGAATAAAAATAGCTACTGCTGAAAGTCTGGAGGAACAAGCTCGTCTAGCTTCTCCCACATAGCTTTAAGGTCTAGATTGTTTAATTGCTCGCGTTGAGTTTCGGCGTCCTGTATAGTCTGTAGATTAAGTCTTTCCATATGTACCCCATACTTTACCATAGCATAAGACTTCTTAGTAGGACTTCTTGGTGGCCTGATAAGAAGTAAAATAATTTAAGATTCAACTACCTAAAAGCTATCACCGCAGGTTATTTGAGATACTATTAGACAATGGATTATCCTGACCC